GCTTCGGTCGGCTGTTGGGCCTCACCCTCCGCCGGGGACTGGCCCTCGTCGGTCGGATTGAGTTCTTCATACAGCTTCGCAACAGCCTCGGACTGTTTGCGGATTTGCGCGGGAATAGCCATTTGGACGCTCCTCTCGGGTGTGCGTGGTTGGATCAGCTGCCCCTACGGGACTTTGCTGCTAAGTCAGGGGACTCACTGACGAGCTTGTAAAGCTCGCCTAAGACCTGACACCGCCCCTGTGCAAGTGTCACGTTCTGTCCCACGCTGGGCAGCCGTTCAAGCTCAGACATCCGCCACTCTCCCAGCCATTCTTGGATGACTGGGTATTGACGGACGCTGTTAGCCAGCGCGTGGATTACTTCGGGTGTGGCCTGCTTCACTGCGGCCCCCCGGTCATTAGGTTAGTCCCTCCAGCCGGTGCACCGGCGAGGTCCATGTTCTGCCCTGCAGGCTGCCCACCACCGGGTGCCGGCATCTGCTGCGCTGCAGCGGCAAGCCGTTCGTTCATCGCCAGCTTCTCACGCGACGGGACGATGTCATCGACCGACATCTGCAGCCCCTTAGCGACCTCACGCAGCAGCGCTGCGCGACCCTGCGGCCCGATGATGTTGATGTCGAACTCGTTGGCCGTGGCGTTGAGGAACTCCACGCGGCGGACGTTGACCGTCTCTTTGACAGCGAGGTTAACCGCGCCCTTAGCAACGACCTGTGCATCGCCCTTGATCGACTCATCGGGATCGTAGCGCATGTTGTAGACAAACTGGCGTTGCACGATGGTCTTGAGCACGTCGTTGTCGATGTGCATCACCACCTGCCGAATGCCCTTGCCCGCGGAGCCCATCAGCATGGAGAGGCCCGACGCGGTGCGTCCTGCCCCCTGCACGTTGGTGTCGCCGTAGATGTAGGCCGGGATGCCGCTGTGGTCGTCAGCCATGCGCGAGAAGCGGTCGTAGACCCCCACGAGCGTGTTGGCGTTGTCGTTGGGCTGGTTGAACCGCACTGCCGGAGCCGACGAACCCAGTGGGTCGTTGAGCACCTGCCAAATTTTCCACGGCTGCAGCTGGGTGATGTCCTCGTTGGGGGGCAGGCGTTCGAGGTTAACCTCGACCTGCGGCCCGGAGGCAATCGCCATGTTGTTGACCAGAGCCCGGGCTGCTGCGTTGCAGACGTTCTGGATGTCCTCGATGATCTCGGGGATGGCCTTGCCCCAGAAGGCGCCGGGCTGCTTGATGAAGCTGGTCTTGGCGTAGGGCTTCTCGCCCAGCGGGTCGTAGTTGAGCACCGCCTTGATGATGTAGTTCCCAACGCACCAGATGTTGGCGTCGTACTCGCGGTCGACGTCGGGCACTTCCTCCTCGGTCATGCCCCACTCTTGCAGCATCCGGCCGCTGATCTTGCCCCAGAACTCCAACGCGTCGTAGACCTCGGTCGGGCGCAGCTCGGTGTGGAACTTGCGCTCCTCCTCCTCACGTGAGTCCTTCTGCCACTCCTGCACCCACGACTGGGTGTTGCCGATCTCCAGCACTTTGCGGATGGCTTGGTCGTCGTAGCCCGGCACACCGATGAGATCGGCCAGCTGGGTCCGCGTCATCTCATGGTACTCAAACAGGTACCCGTCATTGATGCGGGTGATGCCCGGCTCGGGGTAGATGTTAAACGGGCTGACGCGCTCGAACTCAGGCGCAATGCGCTCACCGGGGACGAGCTTGCTGCCCTCCCACTTGAGGTAGCGCTGGCGCCGAACGATCGGCCCCTTGATGAACGCCGCCGGGAAAGTCACGAGGTCAGTGATGAACTCGTTGAACGCATCCGCCCAGCCGCCTTGGGCGAACTGGTCGTCGATCTTGATCCGCATCTTGTCGACGCGGTTCTGCGCCGCCTGCAAGATTTTGAACCGGAACTCCTGCCCGACCATCTCTTTAAGCTCGGCGATCTGGCTCTTGCTTGGCGCCTGCCCTGACGACTGCAGAATCTCCATCACGCGCTCGGCGAAGGCCAGCTGCAGTTCTTCTGACTCTTTGGGCGACAGGTCTGGGATGGGTGTCGGCACGAGGTCCCACGGAGGCGAGCCGTTGTCGAGCAGGATGTCCCGCAGCCAGCTCTCGGCCGCACGACACTTGACCTCGGTAATCATCATGTAGACTTCGGAGCCGCCCTGCGCCCTGATGGCATTGAGCTTATCTGCCTCATACTCCCCGTTGCGCTGCCGCATGGCCATGAGCATGATGTCGGTGATGGGGTCACGCGAGATGCGTGATGCGTCCCAGCACTCCTTGAGGTAAGCCGTGATGCCAAGCATGACAGGGCTGCTCTGCCGCGCTGCAAGGTCCTTCTCAGCCTGTTCACGCTCTTGGCGAACAAGCTCATCGTTACCGACGACGCGAAGAATGGTCAGACCTGCCATGCTGGTATCACCTTAGTACATCGGGTTTTTCTTAGGACGCGGGCTGGACTTCATGCCAGCCTTGGCCTTGGCCTTAGGCTTGGCGTCCATGCGCCCGGCCTCGGCATCCTGCCGCTCACGTGCTGCAGCGCCGCCCATGGCGCGCGTCAGTGTCGCGTATGCACGTCCCGTTTCTGCATCCATGGGGCGTGGGGACTTCTTTGGCGCCAGTGATTTCTTCTTGTCCATGACGGACCTCCCTTACAGTTTCGCAGAATATAACCCGATACTGCACATCTAGCAAGAGAAACCCCTCCGGGGGTGGGCCGGAGGGGTTAAGTCGAGCAGGCCGCGGAACAGGGAGGAGAATCCGTCGGTGCACTTTATGTATCACGCCCACCCTTTAGCGTCAACCCGTCTCACCTCTCGCCGCGTGTGCAGCATCTCGCCACTGTCGAGACTGCCGATGTGCATCATCAGATAACTAATCGCGTCACCGATGTGGCTGTGCTTGCCGGCATCACCGGACTTCTCCAACCCGTCGCCGTTCTTCTTGAACCGGTAGCCTCCCATCAGGGCTGCCTTAAGCCGAATGCAGCTGGGGTCCACGAGGAACCCGGGGTCACCGTCAACCTGTCGCATGAGGTAGTCGTCGACTGCTGCGATGCGCGGGGTGATGTTGTTGGTCCGGGCCGGCATGACCCTGAACCCCTCGGCTTTAATGATGTCGACCGCGGAGCGCTCGTCGGTCTGCGCCCGCTGGACACCGGCCGGGTCAACCACGATGATGATGGGTGCGCCGGCAAACTTCTCGTAGAGCAGGGGCTTGAGCACCGTGCGCATGAACCTCTGGATGCCCATGTCGTAACTGACGGCCTCCGCCATGATGAGGGCACGCCCGCGTGGGTCCTGCTGTCCGATCACCGCGGCAGGTGTGAGGCCAAGGTCCATGCCGACAATGATAGGACGAGTGCCGTTGGTAATGGGACGCAGCGGAGACTTTGCCATGTGGTAGTCCGGCCGGAAGTATTTGAACACCGGCGTACCTGCGAGGGAGAGCCCGTACTCACCGTCAATGAACACCCGGACGTACTCCTCCGAGCGACCTTGGGTATCATAGTATCCCGACGGTAAGTTCTCGATGTTCTCTGCATAGGGGCTCCGGCCTGAGGGTTGCTTGAACACATCCCAACCGTTGTTGTTGGGGCTGACCCCGTCCTTGGGGTCGATCTTCTCCATCTGGTAGAACCACCACGTATCCATGGTGGGCGGGTTGGTATCGGCCCACATCCCATGCCACGTCGCCCCGCCATCCTTGGCGCTGGGGAATCGCCCCACCCGCTTAGACATAGCGTCCACAATGTCAGGATGGATGTCGCGGCACTCGTTGAACCACGCGAAGGTCAGTTCGAGAGAGTTCAGGTTAGCCACATCATCCGCGTCATCCAGCGCCCGGAACATAATCTCGCACTCCACGTCACCCACCTTGAAGAAGTAGGTCTTGGTGGTGCGCATGAAGTTGCCACAGACCCCCGAAGGGAACCAGTCTAGGAAGGTTTTGATGGTGGTATCGGAGAGTTGGCGAACAGTTTCGCGGACCACAGCGCAGCGGGTCTTACGAATGCCTTGAGCGTTCGGTTTCTGCTGGCTGGCTCGGCGGATAATCTCAAAGCAGCAGGCCACGGACTTACCAGAGCCGACGGGGCCCATGATGACCCGCATCTTCTTGTCCGACTGCATGAACTGGGTGACCGTGGGGGTCGGTGTGTAGGAAATATCAAGCGGCATTGTAGACATGCACCACATATAGGGGTTTGCCGGGCTTCGGACGGGCGGCGCGGGCGGTCCGGTAGGACTTTCGGGCTGCTTGGAGGGTGGCGACGAAGGCTTGAGTCGCAAACAGGCTGTAAAACGCGTGGACCTCAGTCTTCATCAGCGTATTCCACGTCTTCGATCTGGGGTGCAGGGGGTTTGGCCGTCACATCCAGTGTCTGTTCACCCAAATTGATGGTGATCGTGACGCCACCGGCGCTGTTTGCGTTCTCCCCGGCGGGTGTGGTGTCCAGTCCTGCCCACTTGACCGTGGATTTGATGAGGTCGGCCTTCACCGCGGGGCTCACGATGGGGTCGTGGATGAGAATCCAGCTGGTCTTGAGCAGTTCTTCGGCCTGTGCACGCGCCTTGACCCTGAATGTGAGGCCCTTGGTACGTACTTCCTCCCTGAAAGACTCCACTCGCTTGAGGAAAGTGGCGTCGTCCTTGAACGTGAGGAGGTCTGATGCCTCGAACTCGTGCCGATCCAGCAGTTCGTCGAGCTTTTCCCCACTGCCTTCCATGAGAAGGGCGAGTTCAAAGGCGAACCTGTCGGTCCATTTGGTGTGAACAGGGCTCATGTACATGGGGGGATGGTAACTCTTGGAGGCGGGGGCGGTCAATAGTGTAAAGATTTGGTTTTTTGGGCTGGGAAATTTTTTATAAATTGTACTTAGGGGGGTGTGTAATTGTAAAGATTGGTAATTTTGGGTCTTGTTGTGAGAGGTTTACTACAATAGCGGGGGGCTAGAAAAGTCCAGTCCAACCCCCCACCCCCCTTGCCTGCCTGCTATCGCGCGGCGCGCGTGCTATAGGGCAGAAAAAGCGCCTATGCGACGCCTAATTTGACCTAAGCGGCGTGCTATGCCATAAAGGAGTTGTAGCAAGTGAATGAGTAAACGGTGACGGCCAGACGGCCACGCTCTTTGACATCGTTAACCTGACCCTAGGCACGTAGTGCCGATGATGGGTGGCACAAGTCTCAACCCTTATGCCATATGAAAGGAAACACTATGGCCGACTATATCAAGATGGCGCCCGTGACCCTCACGTTCCAAGTCACGCTCGACGGCGTGACGGCGGGCGGCGGTGTCCGCGCAGTGCAAGACAGCGCCGTTGTGATCCGCGCAAGCGGACCGAATGCCGAGTTTTTCGGCGTCGACGTTAACAAGTTTGGCGGGCTTTATGCCTTCGACAGCCGCAAGGCCAAAGGCAAAAAAGTCAAGGCCGAGGCAGCGGCTCCGGCTCCGGTCGCCAAGGCTCCGGTCGCAGCCAAAGGCAAGGCCAAGGCTCAGCCTGCAGCGCCTGCAACGGTTGCAGGCTTTACCCCCGAGCAACTCGCAAAACTGCAGGCGCTCAAAGATGCAGGCATCATCTAAAAACAGGGTGGGCGCGAAAGCGCCCACCTTCCCTCTTTCACAAGGAAACCTAAGATGAAGCACGAAACCAAAGCCGCGCTGCGCGATCGCCAGCTCAAGATCGACACGCACATTTCCAAGCGCGGACAAGACAACGCGCAGCGTTACCTCGCCGCCCGCCACCACAAGGTGGACTGGCAGATGATAGGCCAAGCGCTGATGGGCGTGATCGCCACCCTGCTGTTCCTCTTCTTCGCCCTGACCTAACTTAACACTGACCCGCCCGGCTAACCACCGGGCGGGTTTTTTGTTGTCCGCACGGCAGGCAGTTGCGTGTTAAGTTTGCTCGTTTCACTCGCCATACGTCGGGGGCCTGTAGCTCTCTACACTACGTAGCCCTTACATCATGCCTAGTATAGTGCCAAACAGTCGGGGGGCTGTAACCTATTGATATTAAACAACTATCTATTTTTCCTTTACACTACCCTTACAAAAAGTGTGTAAGATTTGTATGGTTTACATCTTTACACCACAGTGGAAAAGCCAATGAAACCAAGGAGTTAGCGGATGTAAACCAGTGTGTAGTAGTAGTAAAGTATCTATACTATCTATAATATATACGTTTTTTTCAATAATCCCCCCCGGGAAACGCGTTTCAATTCGGTTGAGTGTAAACCTTTACATTACAACCGCTCAAGTTGCGCTATTTTAGGGGGCTATCTTCCAAAAATTCGTAGATTTTCTAGATAGTGCCCAAACAAATTCAGTAATATCAAGGACTTGCACTATCTATTTTCCGTTTTCGTGTAAAGATACTTTACCTACCTAAACCTCAATTCGTAGATACTTTACACTCTATTTCCCCCCTTCCCCCCAAAATTTGACAGCGCCGGGCAAAATTGGGCATATTGCTGGGGCTGGCCGAGGTCCACCCAAAACACCTCTGGTCCGGCAGTCTTAACAATCTTAACACACAATGGAGACCGCCATCATGGCTAACTGGACCAAACTCGCCGACCTCGCCGCTCAAGTTTACACTAAGACCCTTACAGTCCGCCCTGTCCGCCGCCCTTACATCAGTCAGGCTGATGCTGTCTATGACTACACCGTAGGTCATGAGATGGTGGTGGTTGACCAGTCGTCCCCCCTTAACAACTGCCGGATCACTGTCTGTGATCGTCATGAACTGAAGCGCCACTACGGCGTCACTCACCTTAACATCCAATTCAACCCCGGCTTCGCTCCGGTAGAGGTGGCACTATGAGCATTGCAAATACCCTCGACCCCAAGACGATCCGTGTCACCATGTCTGTCATTGGCTACCTCGGCACCAATGAGTTCTACCGTAAGGTGGACAAGGTCATCCAGTCTGACCCGACCATCCCCTATGAGGATGCCCTCTTGGCCGTCGTCACCAAGACCCACAACCACATCAATGTCATCAAGGAGGCTATCTAATGTTCGGCTCTAACTTCATCCTGCCCCGTGGTGGCATCCTGTCCTATGAGCAGGCTCTCAATAAGCACAACTCGATCGTCCCCATTAGGGGGCGGTCTACCGAAACGAGACCGCTTGGTCAGCGCAAGAACGATAACTTCACCATCCGTATCTTAGCCAACACTGGCTCTATTGCCATCCGGCTCTACTCCACTGACATCATCACCTACCACACCGATGGCACCATTGACCTAGAGCCTTACTCATCCAAGCTGACTGACGATGCCGTCCGTGGTGTCTTCCGTGGTTCTATCGTCCCTCAGTATACCAACCCTGTCGGTCCTGTCATATGGGTCCAGCACAAGGGGTATCGCATCCCTGACTTCGCCACACTGGACAAGGACCTTAACCTAATCGGTGGGTCCAAGCCCTTCACTCACTTCCAAGTGGACAAGACCAAGGGTGCCGCTGCTCTCAAGCAGTCAGGCTACAAGCAGTTCGCCTTGTGGCTTAACACACAGCTCAGACTGGGCATCGACCCTAGAGAGGGCAGCTATTGGGGCAGCTTCTACCCTTCCACTGAGATGATCCGGTCACTCGACCAGCCTGAATACTACCACGACATCGCTCGGGGTATGCCTCGCACCAACGTCGATGACCAACTGACTAACCTACGGCGTGCTGTCCATAAGTATTACGACACCGTCACCGAGACTGAGGTGCCGTTCCTCGACGATTGGCGGCAGCTTAACAGCATCCGTGCTAGTCAGCGTCAGTGGGCCTAGTCGAAACACCCTTCGGGGTGTCTGAGTAAGGTGGCTCCTTGCTCACTGATGAGACAAGCCATTATGGAGAACACAATGCCAATGACCACCAACGACATCCGCATCCTTGCTCTGCTGCTCGACATCGAGCCTAAGTTTCTGTCCGCTCCAGACGCTGGGCTGCTTGTTATGGTCTACGAGGAGTTGGGACACCGCGCCCAGCTTGGTGAGGGTCGCTTCAAGTCGTTCTACGACAGCCTGCCAAACGACATCGCCATTAAGTTTATGGTCGATCGCCGGACCCTTGAGTGGATGCTGGAGAACAAGTGCCACTTCATTACCGACACTAACAAGCCGACACTGGCAGAGCGCCTCGAACGGGGGGCTAGGACTGACATCTGGGCCGACACTAGCCACGACGACAGCGACGATGGCATCTACGATGCAGTCGAGGATGCCCAGTTTGCTATGGTGGAAGCTGCTGAGCTGCTACGTAAACATGGTCTGGATAAGTAAGTCGAAACAGGGGGTAACCTCTGTCTGTAGCAGGTGGCTCCTGCTGCACTGATGAGACAAGCCAAGCAACCAAGGCTCTGCCGTCGCAGACGGTCAAGCCCTTATGGAGAACACAATGCGTCCATCCCTTCTGTCTGACACACTTAAAGACCTCATCTCGATCAACCGCACCGTGGCTATCGAGGGGGCACCGGGTGGTGGCAAGACCACTCTCGTCCAGTCTGTGACTGAGGCTCTCGGTCTGCACTACGTCGAGCGTCACCTGCCGACCATGCTGGTCGAGGACTTCGGCATCCCTGTCATTGGGGGCGAGACCCTACGTTACATGATCCCCGACTGGTTCCCTGCCAAGGGCTCTCGTTATGACGATGGCCGTGGTGGGGTGCTCTGCTTCGATGATCGGAACCAAGCTCCGGCCGACATCCAGAAAGTGCTGGCTAACATCTGCCAAGCACGCAACCTCCACGGCACACCCCTTGCCAAGGGCTGGACTGTCATCTCGACGGGTAACCGTCAGTCTGACCGGGCTGGGGCCAACAGGGTGCTGTCCCACCTTCGCAATCGTGAGACGGTCCTAGAGTTCGACACCAACCTCGACGACTGGTCGTCGTGGGCCCTGACTAATGGGATCAAGCCTGAGGTGGTGGCGTTCATCCGCTTCCGTCCCGGTCTGCTCCATGACTTCGATGCCAACAAGGACCAGAACCCAACGCCTCGTTCATGGGCTGAGGGTGTCAGTGCTGTGCTGGGGGCTGTCCCCGCTGAGGCTGAGTATGACTGCTTCAAGGGCGCCGTTGGTGAGGGGGCCGCGGCTGAGTTCGTGGGGTTCCTCAAGATTTACCGCAAGCTGCCTAACCCCGATGCTATCCTGCTCAACCCTGACAGTGCTGACGTGCCGTCTGACCCGGCCACTCTCTACGCCCTGTCTGGTGCTATCTCCAGCCGCATCTCTCAGGCCAACATCGACCGGGCTGTCACTTACCTGTCCCGCTGCCCGGCTGAGTTCTCAGTGCTGGCTATGTCGATGGCTGTCCGCCGTGACCCTATGGTGACCTCCACCAAGGGCTTCATTGACTGGTCCATCAAGCACCAGTCGGTGCTGTTCTAAGTATGCAACACACAAGGGGTGGCACTGCGCCACCCCACAACACAAGGAGTAATACATGCCTGCGTTTAGTATCATGGTGTCCTACGACATCAGTGCTTACCGGAACGTCACGGTTGAAGCTGACAACCTCGCCGCTGCCGTAGAGTGGGTCAGAGATGATCCTGATGTATGGGACTTCTTCGCCGCAGACTACGAGACGGCACACAACTATCGTATCATCGAAGTCCTTGACGAGAACGACATCATACTGGTCGAGGACATCCAGATCAGTGAACCGGACGGACAAACAACCCTTCCCGCCGAGGTGGTCCTCGCCAACCTCACCGCTTCTATCATCTCCAACTAAGGACACATATCATGACCAACCATCTCTCCGATCGTGCGCTGCTGGTGCAGCTTAACATCTCACAGTGGACAGCACGCAAGCTGGACAAGAAGGCCACCCGTGAGGTGGCTGATGCCAACTATGCCAGCCGTGACGCTGGTAACTACCACAAGAAGCTGCTGCCCATGAGTGACAGCTTGGCTAACATCCACACCATGACGGGTAGCATCCGTCAGGAGTTCTTGACCAACACCCTGCCGTGGGGGCTGAACAACACCCATATGCTGCCGACCTCCAACTACCTTGGCTTCATGACTACCTTCCGCAAGCGCAAGTCTGAGTGGGAGCAGGTGGTGAGTAAGTTCCTCTATGACTACCCATCCCTCCAGACCACCGCCCAGCGGTTCCTCGGTAACCTCTACAACTCCGAGGACTACCCAGATGTCCGTGACCTACAGCATAAGTTCAGCATGGACCTCGTGGTCCTGCCTGTCCCGACCTCTGACTTCCGTGTCCAGCTTGCTGACGATGAGCTGTCCAACATCCACGCTGACATCAAGCGCCGGGTGGAGGAAAGTTCTGGGATGGCTATGAAGGAGGCTTGGCAGCGCCTTTACGACCGTGTTAAGCATATGGTCGAGCGGCTCTCCAAGCTGGACGATCCCAAGTCTCGCTTCCATGAGAGCACGTTGGAGCATGTGACTGAACTGTGCCGTATCCTGCCCCGTCTGAACTTCACTGACGACCCACATCTGGAGGCGATGCGACACGAGGTGGAGGGTAAGCTGGCTGGTCTGAGCAAGGACGCCGTGGTCAACGACCCTGTGTTCCGGCAGACTAAGATCGATGAAGCGTCTGACATCATGGCCCGTATGGGTGCTTTCATGGGTGCAGCATAACGCTGCACCACACAAACAAGGAGTAATCAACATGCAGTCTCTCGACACACTCAAGACCCGCCTTGCCAAGGCCAAGACCTCGCTCATCCTAGAGCATCCCTTTGTCGGTGCTATCGCACTGGGTATGCCACATACCTACTCTGATGCGGTGCCTACCGCTGCCACCAATGGCAAGCGTGTGCTCTACAACCCTGCGTTCGTCTCCGATCTGACGGACGACCAGCTTAAGTTCCTCGTGGCACATGAGTGTATGCACCCCATGCTGGAGCACAACTTCCGCCGTCAGTCCCGCGACCCTAAGAAGTGGAACAAGGCCGCTGACTACGTCATCAACCAACTGCTGGTGGACGAGGGTATCGGTGCGTTCATCGACGGTGGCTGCCTCAACAAGGCGCTCTATGACGCCGGGCAGGGTGTGTCCGAGCAGATTTACACCCTGATACCTGACGGTGACGAGGGCGGTGGCAACGGTGGTGGTGACATCGGTGGCACTGGCCAAGACCTTGAGGACGGTGAGGGCACGGCACAGGACCAAGCCCAAGAGGCTGCCGAGTGGAAGGTCAAGGTGGCACAGGCTGCACAGGCTGCCAAGATGATGGGTAAACTGTCGGCTGGCATGGCCCGGCTTGTGGACAGCATACTCAATCCAACGGTTGACTGGCGTGATGTGCTCCAGAAGTTCGTCACCAAGCACAAGACCGACGAGCGCAGCTTCTCCCGGCCCAACCGTAGGTTCCTGTCTCAGGGTCTCTACATGCCAAGCCGTAGCGGTGAGGTGATGGGTCCGATCGCTTTCCTTGTGGACTGCTCCGGCTCTGTCGATGACGTGCAGCTTGCTCAGATGGCAGCAGAAATCCGTATGGTCCACGAGGACCTGCGTCCTGAGAAGCTGCATGTGGTATACTTCGACAGCGAGGTGTCCCATTACGAGTGCTACGGCCCGGATGACAGCCTTGACATCCGCTTCCACGGTGGTGGCGGCACTGACGTGCGTGCTGCCTTTGACTACCTCGACCAGCATGGTCATGCCGACGGTGTCGTCTGCACCGTGGTGCTCACTGACGGCTACACCCCCTACCCAGATGGTGCCAGCAACCCTGTCATCTGGGCCATGACGACCGACATGACGGCTCCCTTCGGTGAGCACTGCCGGGTCCGCATGTGATGGCTGGCAAGGCAAGCAAGACGACGACGGGGTGGCGGCGACGCTACCTCGTCCAAGTATGGAGCCGGAGCAGAACATTCGAGGTTGTGCTGGTGAGGGGGAGTGCTAAGCGGGTGCGCCGTAATGTCCACCGCGTGAGTGTGCTTACCAATGCGGGCACGTGGGAGTGGTATGATATGGACGACTACACCCACAGCATCAGCCGTAAGTTCTTCGAGGCCAGTGATCGTGGTGAGATGCTGGCGTATGCTACCCGCCTACGGATGGACGGCTTCCGTTTGCTGGGGGAGATGCCTACATGGTAGACTTCCCAGAAAGCTACGGCTTCGCCCCTAGTATGGGGCGACAGCTTATGCAGTCTAGGTTCACCGTCGAGGTGGGTGTGTTCAGACCGCGGGAAGTTACCGGCTACTATGTCAGTTCCTACGGTGGGCGGGACCG